CAGGACCGAGATGTTGAATGTATTTAACGAAGGTAGATTCAGGGGATATGCGAAGGCCGAGGAGATACTGGGCGACAGATTCAAATACGGTTTGCAGATTATAAATGACAGTAGAACATGCGGAGCGCATCAGGAGTTGAGTGGCAGGATTCCAGCAGGAGGTTTGTTTTTGGATGAACTGATCCAGCTACAACAATCCATTGGGGCAAGTTTCAATATGACACTTACAGGGAAAGCGTTACTGCACCCAAATCAGAGGACCGTGTTGGTGATGGTAAGATGAAGAGAGATCCCATAGACAAGGAGTTCTGGGATTGGTGGGATAGTTTATCTGATTACGAGAAAGATCAGGAGATAGGTAGATGAAACACTGTAGGAAATGCAGTTTAAGTGCGATGAGTGTTCACATCCTCAGTAGTGGGTTCTGTCAGGAATGTCAGAGCGAACTGGAGTGGAAGAACGCACCCCGTATTCATAAGCAGCAGATGGAAAGGAAAGCACGTATTCAATATTACGAGAAGGGAGAAGAATACGTCAAGAAGAAGTGGAAGGAAAAATACGGTGATGATGATGTCGATACTGTATTAGGATATAAGTAATGGTTAAGATAGAAATGAACTTTGATCCCAATTTGGGGAATGTCAATAATGATTTTAGTATATTGCCTGATGCGATCATGCTCCTCACAGCAGATGCGATAGAGCAGACTGCACTGGATGTCAAGGCCGATGTATCTGGTGAGATGTTTCAGGCATGGCCGCAGGGAGTAGCCAGTGACCGCAAACTCAAACAATCCGTAGAAGTGGACGAGTTCAGGGAACTGTCCAATGGATTTGTAAGATACACGGTAGGAACAACGGTCCCTTATGCACATCATATAGAATATGGGACGAACCCCCACAGCGCAACCACTGGAGACGGGGAATTTATGAGAAGTATAATAGAATGGACAGATCGTGTACTGGGTTACGGTCCTGCTATGGCTAATGCTATTGCCAAGAACATAAGAAGAAAAGGGATCCAGCCAAGACCGTACTTCAGAAGGGCAGTAGTAAAGAATGCTCCTAAATTTAAAGAAACCTGGGCACTTATGTTAGCAGAGAGATTAGAAGCTGACCTTAAATCATCGTTAAGTGCAGGGGATTTTACTTCACATAGCGGTAGAAAGGCATAGACACACACACCTTCGCTTCCACTGGAACTTTTCTAAAATGTCCCGCACTTTTTTTCTAAAAAACAAGAGGGGTACGGCGGGTTATTAGATATTATTGTACTAATCTATTATTATTATAATAATCTCCAGTGGAAATGGAGGTGTGTGTCTCTCTCCGAAACAGCAAAAAACTTTAATAATAATAATGGTACAGTAGTATTGTGGCAGTAAGCACTATCTTCAAAGACAGCGAAGGCGATACAGGTTGGATAGTCTACAGGCCCGAATGGTATAATGATAGAATAATGGAGACTTATATTTCTTCTCCAGTTATAGATAAACAGAATGATAAGATCCCAACAGATACGATCAAAGAGGCGATGGATTTCTATATGAAGTATGGAGTATATTCATACAGGCATGAGGAACAGCCCATTGGACTTCCCCTTGCTTACAAGGTAAAGGATGAGAAGATCAAGATAAGGGTAGGGATCCACAACAAATTGTCAATGCACAACAAGATATGGGATGAGATTAAAGAATTTGGTTCAAAAGGAGCCAGTAGTATCAGGGGAGAGGCAATGGATCAGGAGAAAGTATGCGATGAGGAGACCTGCCACAATCAAATCAACGAACTCGATCTATGGTCTGTCTCTTGGGTAGGGGATAACCCTGCCAACCCTGACGCTACCGTTAGACAAGTAGCTATGGCAAAGGCCAAGTCTGATACAGTCCAAGTGACATTAGATGAGGTAGAAAGTATGGTAGAGAAGATCATAGAACGTAGAGGTAAGGAATACTGTTTACTTGGTAAGAAGGATCGAAAGGTATTAGGTTGCCATGACACCAAAGCAGGAGCTATACGTCAGGAAAGGGCCATACAAGCCCGTAGATACAGTAAATCCAACGAGATGCTGGATGATATACTCAAGACAATGAAGAAATCATGTACTCCAAGAGTTATCAAGACAGATTCACTTAAGAAGTCCAATGATCTATTAGATGATGTAATGCGAATGATCAAGTTCGGTACATTTATTACTAAAAAGAAAACACCTGGTGTGACATGGTTTAATAATTGCAGAATGAACGCAATGAAGATAGAAAGATTACCAGGACGAAAGCAGATTAGAGATAAACGAGCGTTCTGCTCGGAGTTGTGGTATAATCCAGGACGGTTCGATCAAACGTACAAGAAGCCTGACGGATCCACAGGGAAAACATCAGGTATGCAATTCAGGTTAGATATGGGAACATCCAGTGGGCCAAGTAGCCTTCATGGAAGATGATTCCGAAATAAATATAATCTTTATATATTAATAGTTCCAAGTAGAGGTATGTCCACTTGCACATGCAGTTCGGAAAAGGCAGAAGAGGTTGAGGAGATCAAGGAAGCTCCTGAAGCCGCAGAAGCGTTAGAAGAACCAGTTAGAGAAGAGGATCTTGACAAGGAAGATGAACTCCACAAAGATCTGGAAGAGACTCTCGGCAAACTCAAGGAAGTAATGGCTTATTTATCAGACATGGCAGAATCCAAGATGGAGGAAGAGCCTGAAGAGGAAGCCGAAGAAGAAGAGGAAGCTGAAGAGGAAGAAGAGGAAGAAGAAGAGAAATCTTCTGATCCTAAAGAGAAGGATACCCTTGAGAAATCCTTAGCAACACTTAAGAAATACGGATTTAACGTATATGCTGGTAAAAAGGCAACACCAGCTCCTAAAATTGACACTCCTAAAGCAGAGACTATTGATTGGATGAACGTAGAAAAATCATGGGAAGAGCTTGACGAAATAGTAGGGAGGAACTAAACATGGATTTTGAAGAATATATAAACGCCTATTACGGCGGAACGTTAGGTATCTCCAAGAGATACGGCATAGAGAAAGCCCAGATAACTGAATCGAGTATGGCTGAAGGACTCAACTCCCTATACGGGGCCAAGGTTTTCAATCAGTTGAATACACAATCAGAGGTATTCAAGCTCTTGAAGAAAGAGCCATGGACCCAATCTGGATGGAGAGTATTGACTGGCAGACACGCTGAGACCACTGGTATCGCAGAAGGACAAGCACTGGGAACAACCGATCAACCAGACCTTGTTGAAGTAAGGGCAAACTTGGCAGAAGTAGTCACCACTTGGGAAATATCAACTAAAGCAGAACTGCTTTCAGAAGCAGATGACGGAATGGGCAACCTTGCAGCATTTATGAGAAAAGAAAATGCAGAGGCACATGCTTACTACATTGATGACCAGCTATTGACAACGGTAGACACACCAGCATTTGTAAGTACAGCAGGAGCAAATAAGTTCGAGTCTCTGGACAGAGTAACTTCGAGTTATCAATACACAGTAGACTTGAGTTTTACAGCAAGCGATGGTGATATGTGGGATACTGGAAATGATGGTATTGACCGTTCAGCAGCTACCGCATGGGCAGATGCCGTTTGTGCATCCGCAGGTGGAAGCGACAGGAACATGACCTTGGCTAACATGGATTATGTTATTCAGGAAATGATGGCCGCAGGAGTCAACTACAATGACATCATCTTACTTACAGGATACGACACTTACCAAGACATCAAACAACTTATGCAGAATGATGGTACTGCATCGGGTTGGAGCTACAACTTATCACAAGGTGGAGCAGGTAGCATGAATGGAGTTACTGGTGAAGCTGGACTGGCTTTTGATTCAAGAGTCGGTTCATACGATGGAATACCAATATTCCTATCACAGCATGTAGAGAAGGACACCACATCCAGGATACATTTCTTGGATATGGGTAACTTGGCATTCAGAGTGGCAGCACCAACGACTTACTTGGACAGCACCAATGTTGCAGTTACGCAATCATTATCGAAAGACTATGCATTCCTGACCGCAGGAAACCTGATCTGTTACAAGTTCCAAACACAGGGAAGTTTAAGAGACTTGCAATAGGGTGATTAGAGGGCTAATTAGATGGTCAAAATCACCAATATTTCAGGGCGGCCTCTTACTCGGAGGACTCCTCGTGGCCAGCTCGTACGCTGGATGGAAGGTTCCACAGTCGAAGTCACAAGTAAAAGATTACTGGAAGAACTTGACAGGTCGAATGGATTTGCAAGGCAAGAAGAAATCGGCAAGAAAACTGGGGGCGGGGGCATTAAGACTGGGATCCGACATCCTAAGCGTCTCGGCAGACCTCCTAAGTCCCGAAAGCACCTGGACAAGAGCAAACAAGCAGCTAAAGAAAAAGTAAAGCCACCGAAGTCTGTGATCGACAAGGTTAAGAAACCCAAAAGTCTTAAGAAGCCAAAGGGACTCAAGAAGAAGAAGGGCATTGGCATAGACCTCGATGGTGACGGAAAGGTAGATGTCGTTGTCGGGGATGACTAATGGCATCAACGGTAATCGAAACAGATTGTAGAGCATCCGCAGCAGTAAGGGCTAAGTTATGGAAGAACACCGAGACGGCGGTAGGCGG